TTGTATATTTATGAGTTGGTTCATCAAAACTAATGCGTGCATCGCGAACATGTGCATTTACCACGGCTAACCGCTGCCAAGAAAGAGCTCCCTCTGATGATAATGGCATACTATTACAAATATATATCATTATCTAGTTTAGATCTATAAGCAGTTATGCCCGTGCTAGTAGTTTCACTCCTTTCATGTGTTTAATAGCATCTTTTTCTCTTTTTTGACGTATGTTATTGTGTTCCTGTTGGCACTGTTTACGTTTTTTTAGATTTGTTCGATACTTTGTAAAACAATTGATTGTCTCTCCTGTGGCATAGTCTTTCGAACCATAATAATAGGCATAGGCATCTGCCCACTCTGCAGGAGTCATCTTTGCTGTAAAGATCTCTTTGGACATATAGGTACGATCTAGCATAAAATAGACGTATTTGGTTCCGATAACAACTGGGTAAGGAACATCATTTGGTCCAATTGGAGAATAATACGCAATAACATCATCTTCCATAGTGAATTCATATATATCATCTCCCACATAGATATAGTGATCTCCTTTCACATGGAGAAGAACAGAATTTCCTTTATCAACAGCAGTATGTTCATTAATCCACATATTTGCGTGTATAGGAGTTTCACCGGGATAGACTGCTTTTACAGTTAATTTTTTTATAAGTTCATTATAATTTCTGTGTTCATCATAATCATCACCCTCCATACGAGCTCCTTTATAGATTCCTACCGTTTTACCAGATACAGTGACTTGAAAGGGTTTACTACCATTGTGAAGAATGCGATAGCGTTTTTCGCCTTTTGGACTCTTCCGTGTTGCATTCGCTTTGATCCACTTGTAAATCCCTTTTGCATCAGATGTTGAAACATACGAACCATCTTTCCCTTGTTTGGTAAGACCTTTGCAATCCTTTGCATGAAAGGGAGGAGATTTTCGGGTTTGATATTTAGCAGATTTGACCTCTTCGCAAGGCATTCTAACTATAACCAAGAAAGATTTCTTTCTTACATTGTAAAAATAAGAGATACTTAATAGGTCGTACCGACTAATGCCATTAAGGCACGACCGTAGAGATTCTCTCCTTCAATAGCATCACCTTTTACTAACGCACCGAGTTCATTGGTGCTGGTAGGACCAGGATAGAAGACTAATCGTACATCTTGATCGGCAACTGCATGTAAGATGCGTTGAAACTCGGTATCTTCCTCAAAGCGTTGTAAGAGGTACTCGTGTAATAGAGACTCTTTTTGAGCCTCCCATTTGGCAGCATCGTATCCATGCTTTTTAATATCTTTCGCAAGTTTTCGAATGTCACTCAGATCGGAAATTTCTACCAAGGTCTTTGCAATCTCTGGCTTGGTGGATGCAATCTTATATTTTTCAGCAGTTAATGCAGCTTCTAGATTAGGATAGATGATGGAGACATCGGATCGATCTTGAAAGGGATAGGCAGCTGCTGTGGATAAGATCTTTGCCCACTCTGGCTGTTTGATTTTCAAATCATCTCGTTTTACTGACTTTTCATAAAATTTTAAGATCGGTCCTGATACAGGACGAACCTCTTCTGCAAGTGAGATTGTTTCATCAAGAAAGCTGTCCTTTCTTGGTGTTTCAGGAGAAGATACCATTAGTTCAGGAGGTTCTACAACATCTGCAGGGCGAATGCTCAAGCTAGGAGGAATGGAATCAAGCTGAATCAACTCTTCTTCAGGAGAATGAGCTCGTAAGATTACATCGGCAGGAGTTTCCTCTTCAACGGGACGTGTTAGAATTGCAGGAGATGTTCCTGTTGTAACAGGAGCACTCATTGCAGCAGTCTTTCGTTTGAAGATAAACCAGCGATGCAGATAAGAATACTCTTGTACAACAGGAAGCATAGGATAGGACTCTCCATGATCGGATGCCATTTTGTAAGAAGTGTCAAACATGGCTGTGGAGTTTTGCAATCCAATCACACGACATTCATCCTTGGTTAATAACTCACATCCGATTTCATGGAGACGTTTGGTTAAATAGGGAAAGCTGACTAAATATTCGGTATGTTCTTCCCCAATACTGGCAAAGAAGACATCAATGGCACGACCGATTCCTTCTTCTGTAGGAGGTAAATAGCCTGAATAGGCATCATCATATTGTTTTCGAATCGACCATACGGTGGTATCCTTTTGAGTTCCAGATAAGACACTTCCTTCTGGAACAGTTTTTAATTTATTTGCGACAGCATCGCCATCAAAGCAGCATCCAATGAAGTAGCCATCCACTTTGAGACAGGATGCCAAATTCATGAGCCACCCATCTAACATGCTACGAGTTTGAAACATATAATGAAGACTAAACATGATTGATACAACATCAAACCCTTGAGTAGCAATTCCTTTGTATCGTTGTACCAGAGGAGGTACAGTCGCTTCTTCGTGCCCCCATAAGGCTCGTAACATTCCACGATCTTCAGGAGTCATTCCTGCCGTTCCATCAGCATAGAGTTTGGAGGCATCCGCTTGGATAAACACCATGGGAGCAATGCGATCGCGTCCGCCGCGTGCCTGGATCTTTTCAATATAGCGTTTGTAAATATTATCACGAGGATCGGTTAATCCACTTTCGGCAATATCACATCCAAGCACAAATTGAGTTCCGTGTTTGATCCATTTATCTAAGTCACCTCCCTTCCCACAGGACATATCCAATAGTTTACATTCTTTGAATGATTTGATGGTGGATTGAAGTAGAATCTTATCTTTAATATATCGATTATGAAAGTGTTGCAATCCTTTTGTTAACATGGTATCGGATGCAGAGATGCCAACTTTATAATAGAGTTTCGCCATATCAATCATTTCTTTCTTAGAGACTAACTGCCCTGTAGAGATTATATCAACTGTAATTGGTTCATGGATCGAGGTCCAGACAGAGGCAGCAGTTTTATCATTGTTAAATGTCCTTCCAAAGGTTCCATGTTGGTAACGACTAGTTTTATCCCATCGAACACGGGTTGGCTCCCATCGAAATCCTACGGATCGCTCTGGATGATATGCCATTTCTACAATAGATAAGTCTGGAATCATATCTTTGCTTCGATTTGTATAGACATTTCCATCTTCTACGGGGACATAGCAAATAGAGGCATAGGGATCGTAGGGATCACTAATAAACTCTACAGGACGATAGACTTTCTTTTCGGATCGTTCTGATGATGATATCGAATCTATTTGCAAAATTGTTTTTCGTGCATCGCGAAATTGAATCTCTTCTGTTGATCCAACATAGAGGTGTAATACTTTGCATAACATGAGTGAATCTCCATTTGTTTTCATAATAGAGTCTGGTTCCATTTTTACCAGAAAATCAATGGTATTCTCTTCCGCAGGTTTCCATTTGAGTTGCGCCGCCCACGATCCTTTTCCTCGTGGAAGAGGGCTTGCATTTGGAGTAAAGATCAATCCATCGGTATGATAGGGAGGATCCACGCGCTCTAAGACAGACTTTGCTTCGGCAAAGATCCCTGTAGGACCTGCTGGTTGAAATGTTTTCATACTAATTTGCAATGATTTATACGCTGGAATTCCTTTTACAATATAGGCAGCATCACGAAGAATGGCAATCACTTCTTGCATTTCTTGGAGACGCGTTTCGGCATCTTTAATACGTGTAAAGAAGGGAAGCTTGGTTGTATCCACTCCTTTTCGTCCATTATAGATATCAAAGGCATAATAATAGTTGACAAGTTCTCCCTTGGCATTATGATGAATCCATTCTCCATCAAGAAGCACACCAACCGCTCCTGGAGCGCTACGATCGGTTCCATATACATTTTGATCTTTGTCCATTAAATAGACATTACCCTTTTCTGCCACATAGAGGAGACAACGATCACCATCCGCTTTATCTGTTACATTATAATCATCAAATCGAATATTAGGAGTGCCAGCTGTTTTTTCTATAGCAATATTTTCCATCATTAAGGTGGCAGGTTGTGATCCTGGAAACTCTCCAATGGCGCGAAGAACGGATTGAGAGACGGACTTTGGTAAGATGACGTAGGATTGTTGTAACCCTTGTAAAACTCGTGCAACTCCGATTAGAAATCCAGTGAGTCCACGACTATCTGCTATATTTTTTAAGGCTTCCACTTCCATTTCGTAATGATCAGGAAGATTCATGACGTTTGACTCTTGCAGACTTTTGGCAGGACGTTTATTTTGTCGAACAACTGCTGCATCAAATCGAATTCCTGGATTATTATTACTTGTGAATGAAACTCGTTTCATATAGCGAAACGTCTTATCAGTGGTTGTCCAACCAGCAAGCGCAGCTTTTACACGTGGATCATATTTATCTAATTCAATTTCACGCCTAACTTTAACTTTTACATCATATTCTTCAAACATTACTGTATCGGGGATCTCTTTTGTTCCATAATGATGTTTGAGAATAGCATGATACTCTTTTAAGGTTCCTGTTTCATAAAATTCTTGAATCTGTGCATCTCCTACAATGGAAATTCGGACTCCTCCATTCAAAATAATATTTAACTTGGAGGGCGATGGTTCCGCAAGAAGACCGATGGATTGTAAGAATTGTATGATATGTAAATAATCAACATAGGTCTTTACAGGGAAGGTAGCTTCTAGTTCTAAATTATCAGAATCCTTCCATGCAGTCCATAGTCGATTTAATTCTGACTGTTCGGATGTACTTATCTTCAAACTCATCCTCTTCTATTCTTACCTATGATTTCCTTAAATAAACATATTCTCAATTTTATACAGTTGTATAAAATTGAGAATCTATTAAATTATATTTATATATATCCAACTATGTCAAAACATCCATATCAATGGTACACAGGGATAAATCACCCTATGCAGTCAATCGTGTTTATATCTGTCGTAGAATTGGATATTATTTTGAATGATCCACTGCGACACAGCATCATTCAAGCTCTTCCATTATATTCAATTCGTATCGAACAGAATGAGTTATACATACAAATAACTCCTGGAGTCTATCACTCTCTTTATGATGAACTCAATTTACATAATAGCGTTCATATAGTGCAGCATATTCAAAAATGTCCTCGCCCAATGATTCGATATATATATTATTGTATGCTAAAGGAGATGGAGCGTCGTCGCCTTGCAGCTGCAATTTGAATAATTTGTTCTGATTTTTTTCCTATAACGACTAGTCCAATGGTATCAGCTACGTTTTTTAATTCTTCCATTGTATGACTCGCAAGAATGGAAAGGCAGGAAAGGGCAGGAGTCCATCCAACACCAGGCGTAGAATCAACCCATGTAAAGAGTTGTTCAATTGTATCACATCCATTGGCAAGACGAATCTCTCCTGCTTCATTTACACATGCATGAAATAATAGTGGTTCTTTGGAAAGAGATGCAGGTTCGGCAGCTGGCCAAAGTCCAAAATGTAATGAATCTTTCCACACTACGCAGCGAATTCCTTTTGCTAAACATAAAAAATCAAAGAGTGCAGAGGCTTCTTTGCATGTAAATAATTCATGTCCATTAATTCCTAATTTTGCTTTTTGTAATTCAAATAGATCTCCCCCAACTGCAGCGCGTCGATGAAGATGTGATTCTAAGAGTTTCTTTGTCCATCCTCGACTGCGTCCTCC